TGTACTGCACTCGTTGGAAATGGCGCAGGAGACACATTTGATGCTGGTTGGCAGGATAAAATTGGTTTGCCAAATGGTGCACAGGGCGGGTTAACTATTGTGAAGCTCGTTTCAAATGCAGTTGAAGAAGCTGCTGCTGCTACTGATGCAGTGAATGGTTCCTTCACTCCAACAACCGCAACAAACGCAACAAACGATTATGAAGTTTGGTACGTTGTCAACTCCGAATACGAATCACTGAAAAGCGCATTTGCTGATCTTCGTGCGAAGTTAATCACAGCTGGTATTTTGATCTAATTTTGTAACCTCCTAACTTTATATAAAATGATAGCAAGAGAAAAATTCTTAAAGCTCCAACAGCACAATAAAGCTGTAATGAGTGGAGTATCCGGAGTGTTAGATCACAATGAAGTCCGGTCAATGTACGAAGAATCATTCAGTGATTTCGTAAACAATGTTATTCAAACAAGGCTCGGAAGGGCACAGGATAAAAAAGGCCGGGTGATCCCTGCTTACGATGTTTCCTTCGATGCAGCACTCCGTCACGCTTACGGCGTTGATGTAAAAACCTACCTGAAGCAAATGGAAATCTATATGGGTTCCGATACGCTTCACTCAGTTGCTTCCAGGTTCGGTAATGATAACATGACATTGAGTGTTATCAACAACTCCCTGATTCGACACAGTCAATTCGACGGACTGAATACAACCGGGGATATCAATTCAGAATGGCGTTTTATTATTCCCGAAATGATTATGGCTGCGATCCGTACAGACTACGAAGCAAGCTCCATGCACAACAACTGGATTGCCACAACGCAGACAGTGACCGCAAGGGATATCAAAATGCCTTTCATCAAAAGAGGAAACGCAACTCCCCGGAAGATTGAACAAGCTGAAAGTATTCCCTTCGGAACCGTATCATTCGGACAGAAATCCGCTACTTTGTACAAGGTTGGAATCGGATTCAAACTGACTGATGAACTGGTTGACCAGTCAAGCCTTGATATGTTATTCAACTTCCTTGGAGAAGTCGGAACTGACATGAGTATCGCTGCCGATGTCGAAGCATTATCCGTACTGGTAAATGGTGAACAGGAAAACGGATCAGAGTCCGCTCCCGTTATCGGAACCATTGATGGATCAACTTTCGCATACAAAGACATCAAACGTGGAGTATCTCGTTTGGAACGGTTGAAAAGACCAGTTGAAAGAATCCTTTACGGTGAAGATGATGGTTTGGACATTAACCTACTGGATCAATTCAGGGGGTTTGCCGGCGGAACAACTCTCGGACAGATCAACGGTTTGATGGGTAAGATCATATCCTTACAGGAAGATGTTTACGTTATGCCTGAAGATCAATTAATGTTACTCTCCCCGACAAAGGCCATGGCAAAACTGAAGTGGAAAGGAATGAAAACAGAATCCCGTCGTAACCCACAAACGCAGGAAGATGAAATTTTCGTTTCCGATTATATCGGATTCGCAATTCTCCGTAGGGATGGAAGGTTGATCCTTGACAAATCACTGGCATGGGCAAGTAACAAATTCCCGGATTACATGGATATTGACTCCCGGATCAGCGTTTCCTTCAAACATATTCAGGGTTAATTTCAACCTGAATTAAAAAAGCTATTATGAAAAAGCGATATTTCAGATTGAACGATACTTCAGGAACCTATTGGTCCGGTGCATTGAACCTCTCTTTCAAGAGGGATGTACCAGTGGAACATGAAGGCGGTCCGGACATCAAACTACTGTTGTCAAGAAAAGTGATTGTCGAGATTGACAAAAACGAATACCATGAGTTGTGCGCAAAGCATGGTATCAAAGTTTGTTGTCAGGATCATTCAGGAGAGATCGTTCAACCAGTGGCTCAGGATGAAGCCACACACACCATAAACACCCCCCAACATGATTCAGCTTCGGAGAATGGATCGGAACTGAAAAGTAGCGAAGCCGGTCAGGAAGAACCTGATTCCGCTACTCAGGCTAATGAGGACACACCCGGAGAGAGTTCATCTCCGGGTGCTGATCCGGAACCTCCCACTGAAGAAGAATTAACAGATATACTTGCAAAAGCTATTGAAAGGGAGATCGTAACGGTAAAGCGCGGATGGTTAAAGTTCGGGGATGTAACACTCGGCCAGGGGATCACTCCATCGGTTGAAAAGCTAATGGATAACACTACATTGGCAATTCAAATAGTAAAGGAATTAGGTCTTTCGACCGAATAACTCCAAGCAATTTTCACTTTAAAAAGTCCATTCACATGAACACCGGTGGATGGACTTTTTTAATAACAGGGAAACATGGCACAAAAAACAGTAGTTGAAATGGTTCGGAATCGGTTACCTTTTTTGACAGCAGGGGATACAGTGGATGAAATGATTAACGATTATAAACAGGATGTGTATTACTATCTTCAACCTTGGAGTCGAATACTTGACGACGTTGTTGAAGATGATAGTTCATACACTGGATTAAAGAGGGTGCTGGTTGCGGAGATCACAGCTTATAATATTGTTACCCGGAAGATCATGGTTGAAATGGGGGGAGTTAACGGATCTGAAGCTTCGGCCGGCAAGCGATTAAAAAAAGCAAAGGCAGATGTTGTGGAAGCAGAATTTGAGTATGCAAAAGCCAATGATGGAGGGGTCCTTGCAACTGATATGAACTCACTTGCAACTGAGCTCCGGAACAATGTCTGGAACTATGCTATTGGACTCGGTTGGTACTTACCGGATTGTCCTAAACGTATGCCTGTTGCAATACCGGGATTTCAAGTGTTTATTCCTGATACGGAGTAACTATGACAAAGCTCGTAAGCGATTCGGATTTTGCACAAATACGTTCGGCTGCGTTTGATGTATCTGAAACTTTTCTTCAAAAGGAAATTGTTTACAGGTTGTTCAAAGATTCAATGAGTCGAATGAATAGTGATAGTAACAAGAATACAAACTACGAAAATTTCAATGTTCTTGGACTCGTTGTTTGGAGCGAAAAGAAACCTCTTGAAACCCGACAGGGAATAGTTGATTTATCCGATGGTCATGTACTGTTTAACATTGACCAGCTTAAAGCGGTACAGAATGTAACGATTATCCCTGCACCGATACCACCGGATACGGAAGTTATCACAAAACTGTATTCCGGAGATTACCGATTAATGCAAGAAGGACAGGACCGGTTAATAATTGATGGAGAGGAAATGTTCGTTTTGATGATTCAGGAAAAGGGGCAGCTCAAAGATCAGAATGTAATGATGAAAGTCTTTTTCCAAAAGCAAGCGCCAGCGATATGAGTATAAAAAAAACAGGCAACTGGGGAGATGCAACAAGGATGATTAATAATATCAAACCTGATATTCAAAGTGCAAATGAAATTGCGCTTAAACAAATTGGGTTGAAGGGAGAGGGATACGTTGTAAAAATAATTCAATCGCAGCCAGCAGAGTGGCAAGCATTATCAAAGTCCTACAAGAGATACAAGTCTTTACATGGATACAGTTCTCTTATGTTAAAAAGAACCGGAGATATGTTCATGCGTATCACTTCGTTGGCAGACAAAAAACAAGTGTTCATTGGATTGAAAAGAGAAGCAATAAACCGGGATGGTGAAAGCCTTGCGAACATTGCAGCTATCATGGAGTTCGGATCAATCAAAAGGAATATACCAGCAAGACCTTTTTTGATGCCAGCGCACAAGCAGTTAGTTGCTGAAGGACTTGATAAAATATTCAAAGAACAATATATGTTGGAGATCAAACGTAAATACCATACCACATGACAGTCCGGGAAATAGGCAACGGTATTTTTGAAGCATTAAGATTAGCTACCGTAAAGAGTGGATACTTTCCTGATATAGAGCAATACCTGAGTCCAAAGAATACGCAAGGGTGGCTGGAAGCGAAGGAGGCGATACTATCCAGCGGACATGAATTGATTGAAGTATTCAATGTCGGTGCTTATATTTCACGACCGAGAAGGAAGGTAAATGATATTGCGCTGGATCGTGTTTCCTCCGATATTTCAAAAAGAGGAACGAAGTCTATTCCTGAATATGAAAGTAATACTGATGGGAAGATTGAAGAGCCGGAGATGCCTTCAGTAAAGCGATTCATCCGGAGAATGACTGCGAAAAACTTATACGATATTCAATTTCAGCTTCAGTACATTGCCTATTCAGAGGAATATGCTGAGATCATTGAAAGGTTGATCCATCAAACGATAGGAGCGCACGCTGCGCTTTACGGATATGATGATTTAGGTAACAAACTGGATGAATATTTTGTTATTATTTGTACCGGAACATTTGACACTTCGGGAGCAGACTTCATTGAAAGGGGATATCGCTTCACTGTACCGGCAAAAGATATTGAAGGACCAGCAGATGAACGTGAAGTATCAGGTAATGTTTCGATCAGTATTGATCTTGAAGACTTGGAAGGAACAAACTTGTTAACGGTAAGCGTACCAACGGAAGTCGAAACAGAGGACCCTGATCCTATAGTTGATCCGGATTTTGATCCCGGTAATGATCCGGGGGATGGATTTGAACCTGATTTATTACCACATTAATTAGCATTCATTATAGTATATTTACAGTTCAAAGGAATCTTTAAATTTAAAAAACGGAAAAATGGAGAATTTATCAGGAACACCGGGCGCAAGGACCAGCATTACCGATCTTTCCATAATTATCGGTAACTCCCTGAAAGGGATTTTTTGCGTGCAAGGTATAACGGAAAGAGGGGAGCCAGCAAAGCAAACCCTTGTTACAAACTGGACTGAGTTTAAGAGGAAGCATGGCGGTTTGATTGCCGGTGAACTGTTTCCTCTTTACTGTAAACAAGCACTCGAAAGTGGCGCAAAACTGCGTATCAGTAGGGTTAACCACTATACTGATATTGACGATTTAGCAACCATTGTCGGTACAAAAGCATCTGCAACAAAGACTGTTATCTCAGTACCGGAAACCCTGGCAACTGGTACGGTAACAGTAACGGCAGCCGGTACAACTGGAAATGAAATAACCCTTGTATCAACTGAGGGTGGTACTCCGGTTACAATAGCGCACTACGCAGCAGCTTCAGGAGATACCACAGCTTTAGTGGCAACCGGACTTCTGATAGACCTGTTACAAAAGAAAGCAGCCGGAACGCATGGATACAGTGCACACCTTAATTCGCCTTCAGTGTTGCATATCATTGCCCCGGTAGGATCAGGAGTAGCTGGTTCCGGTTACGTTTTGGCAGCAACCGTTACTGGTACTGCTACGGCAACAGTTGTTTCTTTCTCAGGTGGAGTTGCTGCAACTATCGCTGGCGTTGCATTATTCAAAGCAAAGGGCGTAGGAACCGGATATAACGGATCAGTAGTTACCGTTACCAGTTCTATCTCAGGTATCGCTGGTCGGATTGATATTTCGGTATCGTTACATAATTCGGACCTCACATCAAAAGTAACCAACATAAGCAATGCTCCTACAACCGCAGAAAAAACGACATTGAATGCAAAGCTTGACGGAGTAACTCTTGATAGTTTTACTACAACCATCCCGACAGGAACCTATACGCTCACAAGCGGAGCGGAAACCATTGCCAGTATTGATGTCAATGATTATATTGGTTCTTCTGTTTCCGGTACAGGACTTCACTCCTTTGATGGCGTTACTGATTCCATGAGGATGATGAACTTTAATAATCCTGATCCTGATTACGATATTGCGCTTGTTGCATATTGTGAAGCAAGGAAGGATATGAGAGTAGTTACCCGGACCCCACTCGGATTGACTGCTGAAGGAGTATCGGATTACAGGAATGGTACAGGTGCATATAGCCATAGCGCCATTAACAGTTTTTACGGAGATTTATGGTACACTGATGCAGAGATCACAAACCCGGATGATCCTCAGGAACGGAACATGGCAGTATCAGGTATCGGATTCTTTGCCGGGAATCGTGCAAAGACTGATAACAACCTTGGAGAATGGTTTTCCACTGCTGGAGATTTTACCGGAAAAATTGTTGGAATAAACGGAGTACCTATCAACTTTATTTCTCCGGGAATGAAAGCTACATACGACAGTATTTATGAAGCTGGAGTAAATGCAATAGTTAATCATCCAACATTCGGTATCTGTTCATGGGGTAACCGTTCGCTTCTGAAAGACCTCACTAAATTAACTTCAAAGATGAACATTGCCGATATGTGCGTATTCATTGCCCGGACATTGAAAACACTTGCTGAAGGTCAATCGTTCAAACCGAATGACTTTCCAATGTTCAATGAACTTTACCGGAAGGTATTACCATTCATCCGTAATGTACTGGTTGACGGTAGAGCAATACAGGGAGATTCATCCCCACAAAAAGGTGAAGGGAAATGGTGGTTCTGGCTTGGTGACCAGTTTGCAAAGACACCGGCTGACCTTACTTTCAATACATCCGATGATGTCGATGCTGGAAAATACAGGGTTCGGTTTGCATTCAAACCAATCGCTTCCAATGAATACATTGCTATTGACATCGCCCCGGCTGACTCCGCAACTATCCTCAACATTCAAGTTCTGAAAACCCTTTAATATAACGGACCATGGCAGTAGATAATGTTTTAAAAAACTTTGATTTTGCCCTTGAATTAGATGGCATATTCGAAGCACTCCTTCAGGGGGTGACACCTCCTTCGGTTGAATTGACCGAGCATAAACAAGGACAGGCAGGGAACAAACCTGATAAAAAAACACCCGGTAAGAAGATCGTTGGAGATCTCGTTGTTGAAAT